TCAAAACTTTCAGCATTAACTAAATTAAACGAATTCAAAAAAATATAGGAGGATACGAGTGGAAAACATAAACGTAGTGAAACGTGGTAGTCGTGGCAAAGAACCATTAAACATTGAGAAGATACATGAAATGGTTGATTATGCTTGCGAAGGTATAACTGGCGTATCATCATCTCAGGTTGAGATGAAATCTGGTTTACAATTTACCGATGGTATTACTACAAATGATATTCAACAAATCCTTATCAAATCAGCAGCAGATTTAATTTCATTAGATAATCCAAACTATCAATATGTTGCGGCAAGACTATTACTTTACAGTTTAAGAAAACAATGCTTTGGAAAACTTTGGGACCACCCACATTTGTTTGACCATGTTAATAAAGCTGTAGAAATGAAAGTTTATGATCACGCTATATTAGAAAAGTATCAAAGAAAAGATTTTGATAGAATGGAAAACTGGATTACCCACGAAAGAGATTATACTTTCACATATGCTGGGTTAAGACAAGTGATTGACAAATACCTAGTACAAGATAGAAGTAATGGCGAAGTATTTGAAACACCACAATTTATGTACATGATGATTAGTGCTACTATGTTTGCTGATTATCCAAAAGAAAAGAGAATGACTTATGTTAAAAAATACTATGACGCAATTTCACAATTCAAAATTAATATTCCAACTCCGGTTATGGCAGGTGTTAGAACACCTCTCAAACAGTATGCTAGTTGTGTCTTGGTTGATACTGATGACACTCTACCTAGTATCTTTTCTAGCGATATGGCTATTGGAAGGTACGTTGCACAAAGGGCGGGCATTGGTATTAATGCTGGTAGAATACGAGGTATCAATGCGAGGATACGAGGAGGTGAAGTTCAACACACCGGGGTTATTCCTTTCCTTAAAAAGTTTGAAGCAACAGTTAAGTGCTGCACTCAAAACGGAGTTAGAGGCGGTTCTGCTACTGTTCACTTCCCAGTTTGGCACCAAGAGATAGAAGATATAATCGTATTAAAAAATAACAAAGGTAGTGAAGATAACAGAGTTAGAAAATTAGATTACTCTATACAATTATCAAAACTATTCTATGAAAGATTTATCAACGAAGAAGAAATAACTTTATTCTCACCACACGAAGTACCTGAACTATATGAAGCTTGGGGAACACCAGAGTTTGACGATCTGTATATAAAAGCAGAAAGAAAAATTAGTGTTAAGAAAAAGAAGATAAGCGCACAACAATTATTTTTTGACATACTAAAAGAGAGAGCAGAGACAGGTAGAATTTATATTATGAATATAGATCATTGTAATACGCACTCATCATTTAAAGATATAATTAGAATGTCAAACTTATGCCAAGAGATCACACTTCCAACGGATCCAATCCAACACATAGATGGCGAAGGAGAGATTGCTTTATGTATTCTATCAGCTATCAACGTTGGTAAGATTGACAAGAGAGACGAACTAGAAGAACTATGCGATCTAGCAGTAAGAAGTTTAGACGAGATAATAGATCATCAAAAGTATCCTGTAAGAGCAGCAGAAATATCTACAAAGGCTAGAAGAAGTTTAGGTATAGGTTACATTGGTCTTGCTCACTATCTAGCAAAGAAAGGTTATTCTTATGAACAAAAATTAGGCTGGCGTCAAGTTGATAAACTGACAGAAGCATTTCAATATTATCTATTAAAGGCAAGTAACGAATTGGCTAAAGAAAAAGGTCAATGTGAATTCTTTAATAGAACAAAGTATTCTGATGGTATCTTACCAATAGACACTTACAAGAAAGAGGTAGACGAGGTCGTGACCAGAAATCTAACTTATGATTGGGAGTTTCTAAGGAAAGAAATTAAAGAGCACGGATTAAGACATAGCACACTCTCTGCTCAAATGCCATCAGAATCTTCTAGTGTGGTATCAAATGCTACTAACGGTATTGAACCACCTAGAGATTATTTAAGTATTAAGAAAAGTAAAAAAGGTCCATTGAAACAAGTGGTACCAGATTACAAAAAATTAAAATCAAATTATACTTTACTATGGGATATGAAATCAAACGAAGGTTATATCAATGTAGTAGCAGTAATGCAAAAGTATTTTGATCAAGCGATAAGTGGTAACTGGTCATACAATCCAGATCACTTTGAAGAAAACCAAGTACCATTGTCAGCAATGGCACAAGACTTATTAACGACATATAGATTGGGTTGGAAGACTTCTTACTATCAAAATACATATGACGCTAAGAGAGATATTGACGAACCAGCGCACCCGATTGGTTTCACAGATAATGTACCAGAAGAATCAATCAACAATGATGAGGATCCAGAGAACTGTGATTCTTGTACAATCTAAGGAAGTATAAATAGAACGCTATGGCTAGATCAGTATTCAACAAAAGTAAAGATGTCGATTTTTTAAAACAACCAATGTTCTTCGGAGACGACTTGGCTGTTCAAAGATATGACACTATGAAGTATCCTATATTTGATAAATTAACTCAACAACAACTTGGTTACTTTTGGAGACCAGAAGAAGTTTCTTTACAAAAAGATAGAAACGATTACCAAGAGTTGAGACCAGAACAAAAAGATATATTCACTTCTAACTTAAAGTATCAAACAATGTTGGATAGTGTACAAGGTCGTGGTCCATGTTTAGCATTCTTACCATTTTGTTCTTTACCAGAACTAGAAGGCTGTATTGTAACTTGGGACTTTATGGAAACAATCCATAGTAGAAGTTATACATACATCATAAAGAACTTGTATTCTAATCCTAGTGATGTATTCGATACTATTATAAAAGATGAGAAGATTGAAAAGAGAGCACAGTCTGTAACACAATTTTATGATGATCTAATACTTGCAGGTCACAAATGGCATTTAGATAAGAGTAAAGTTGATGAGTATGAACTAAAGAAAAAATTATGGAAAGCTTTGATTACAGTAAACATACTAGAAGGTTTAAGATTTTATGTATCGTTTGCTTGTAGTTTTGCTTTTGGTGAACTTAAATTATTAGAAGGATCAGCAAAGATTATTTCATTTATCGCAAGAGACGAAAGTCAACACTTAGCAGTATCACAAAGAATAATAAACAATTATAGAGACATTGAAAGAGATAAGGTTATGGACAAAGTGATTAAAGATACTGAAAAAGAAGTATACCAAATGTATGATGACGCAGTAGGAGAAGAAAAAAGATGGGCAACTTATCTATTTTCAAAAGGTTCTTTGATAGGGTTATCCGAAAAATTATTACATCAATTTGTAGAGTACACAGCTAATAGAAGAATGAAAGCTATTGGGTTAACTCCTGCTTATGATACCAAATCAAATCCATTACCATGGACAGATCATTGGTTGAATAGTAGAGGTACACAGAATGCTCCACAAGAAACTGAAATAGAGAGTTATGTTATTGGTGGAATAAAACAAGACGTTACAAAAGATCAATTTAAAAAATTTAAATTATAATATGATAGAAAAAAGAGAAAAGACGTGTTCTGGTTGCGAGACTAAATACTCTATACAATGGGATATTAAGGTACAAGACCTTGAGCCATTAACTTGTCCATTTTGTGGACACGAAGTAGAGGAAGTACAAAATAATGATGAAGACGAAACAATCTGGACAAATGAATCCGAAGACGATAATTGGAATTGATTATAGTTTAACAAGTCCTGCTATTTGTATCACAACAGATTTTGTATTTAAGAACAGTAAGTTTTATTACTTGACCAATAAGAAAAAGTATATTGGCTCAATGTCAGCAAATATTACTGGATTTGAACACAAAGAATACGATACACCTATTAGACGATTTAGTCAAATATCTGATTGGGTATATGAACTAATTGAAGATACTATACATACCGAACAATTAGTTTTCATAGAAGGATATTCTTTTGGATCAAAGGGTCGAGCATTATTTCAAATTGCTGAGAACTGTGGTATTCTAAAGTATAGATTACAACAGATGATGATAAATTATGACACTGTTGTTCCTAGTGTAGTAAAGAAAGGTGCAACTGGAAAAGGTAATGCAGATAAAGATATGATGTATGAATTCTTTTCTAAAGAAACAAACACAGACTTAAAGAAAGTATTTGATACACCAAAAGTAGGTAATCCTATATCAGATATTGTTGATAGTTATTATATAGCAAAAGTTGGTTATGAAAATACAAACAATCACTAGTTGGAACAATGCATTATTTAAACAATACGCTCACAGATTTCAATCCACATATAATTGGCCATTTGATTTAACAGTTTATAATGAAGATGATGATATGTTTGATAACATACCTAATCTCAAAAAATTCATAGACAGAAATAAGAATAGAAAAGTAACATCATATGTAGATGATGGTGTAAGATTTTCATATAAGGTTTATGCCTATACACACGCCATCATAAACTGTCCAAGTGATGTAGATGGTTTAATTTGCATAGACGCTGATAGTGTGTTCTATAAGTCAATAAATATAGAGTGGATTAAAAAACATATACACAAAGATAATTGTATGATGAGTTACCTTGGTAGAGGTGACCACTACAGTGAATGTGGTTTCTTATACTTTAATATGAAACATGATCAGACAAGAAACTATGGTGAGTATATGAAAAAGATGTATGACTTTGATGAGATATACCATTTACCAGAACAACACGATAGTTATGTTTGGGATTATGTAAGAGGTGTATTTGAGAAAGAATTAAAAGTAAATAACAATAACATTGGTGATGGTAAAGTTGGTCATGTACAAGCAAGATCAATATTAGGAACCGTCTATGATCACACAAAAGGTAAAAGAAAATTAACAGGTAAAAGTCCGGAGGCAAAGATATGATAAATGTTTTTATTGGTTATGACTATGGAGAACCAGCGGCATATCATGTACTTGCTGAAAGTATTAGATCACACGCAAGTGGGCCTGTTGCGATAATACCATTGAGTTTAAATAACTTACCAGAATTCACAAGAGCAAAAGAGAGTAATCAATCTACAGATTTTGCCTTTAGTAGATTTTTAGTACCTTATCTATCAAACTATAAAGGTTGGTCAATTTTTATGGATTGTGATATGATGGTTAGAGACGACATATATAATTTGTATAATCAAGCAACATTTAAATATTCTGTTATGTGTTGTAAGCATGACTATACACCAAAACAAGATGTAAAGTTTAGAGGCGCTAAGAACCAAGCATTCCCTAAAAAGAATTGGTCTAGTGTAATGTTGTTTAATAATTCACAATGTAAAACACTTACACCTGACTATGTTAATACTGCTAGTGGTTTAGAATTACACCAATTCAAGTGGTTAGAACGAGAACATATGATAGGTGATATACCATTAGAATGGAATTGGTTAGTGGGCGAATATGAATACAATGAAGACGCTAAGAACGTACACTTTACATTAGGTGGTCCTTGGTATAAAGACTATAAAGAATGTGACTATTCACAAGAATGGTTTGACCTGTATAAAGACACAACTAGAATTGATTTAAAATGAACATAGTAGGTATAAAAGGTGCGTTTAGTACAGAGGCGATGTTTATATTTCCTAAACATAAAGACTTTAAACTTATAGAGTATAACGAAAGTCATAACGCAGATGTGTATATTCAAACAAATGTTTTAGGTGTAATGAAGAAGAAGAACGCAGAGATATATCAATTCATATTAGATCAAAACAAACCTAGAATAGTAGTAGAACAAGCGACCTTTAGAAAAAATTTAGACATAGAAAAATCAGATGATTATTATTTTAGAGTTGGTTTAAATCACTATACATTTGACCAGGGTATATTTAAGAATAAGAACTCACCATCTGACAGATGGGAACAAATACAAAAAGAACAAGACATAGAGATAAAACCTTGGAAGAAAAAAGGTGACTATATTTTAATACTTACACAAAATCCTATTGACACAAGTTTAAACGATCTAGTAAAGAAACCAGGTGATTATGAAAACTTTATAAGATCAACGATAGAGAACATATCAAAATATACAGATGAAGATATACTCATAAGACCACACCCAAGATTTACATTTAGATTTAATAAAGATACACTTAAAGACATTAACGTTAAAAACAAAGTAATGTTTAGTGAGAACTTAAATAACTTTAATGTGACCAATGGTGGTGAAGATATCTATAAAGATTTAAAGAACGCTAGAGTAGCGATATCATATTCAAGTAATAGTCTAACAGAGGCGATATGTGAGGGTGTTCCATCTATATCGTTATCTAAAACGTCACACGCCTATCCTGTGTCGTTTCATACGTTAGACATGTTAAGACAGAAATACAGTAGATATCTACCAGAGTTTGATAGAACACAGTGGTTGTATGATTGTTCTTATACACAATGGAAAATGTCAGAAATTAATAGTGGGATAGTACATGAAAGGTTGTTGAATGATAATAACGCATAAACTCGCAAGACAAGATTGTTTATCACATAAGATTTTTCC